CTTTATAAAAGTAGTATAAGTGCCGTTCGGTACGGGCCTAGGAGATACTTACTAGTGCACTTATATTACCTTAACATTGTACCATAACCTTTGCGGCGAGTTAACTTAGCGATACGTGCTGCGTCACTTGCCGACATAATCTGGATAGAGTTACCAGTTTTATGATAAGTGATTGGCGCACAGCCATATTGCTCGACAGTAGAACAGTTAACGCAAGTCTTGTAGCCAAGATTAACTCTGCCTGCAGGTATTATATTATTACATTTACATCTCATATTATATTATTTGTATATATTATCCGTAGTGTATCGTATTTAGTTTGTAAATCTTTTCCACTCAGCATCTCTATTAATTACTTGAGAATCACTATGAACCATCCACTCACAGTTGTTTACATTGTGACCTACACTATTTAAAAAATCTTCTATACTTTCAGAGTCAGGATTCCAACCTTCTTGTCTCATTATTTCATATTGATGTACTTTTCCTGTTTCAAAATCTAGTACTGTTATACACTTCATTGTTTCCATATTTGCTTATGTTTAAATTTTCTATTATACTTCTTTTTATTAACAAACACAGAGCTGCCAGGTGGTCTCACACCTTGCTCAACATCTAGTTGCCGTTTGACAGCTCGTTTGTGCTTGTTACTTAGTTTCATGTTACATTATATCTATGACCATTAATAATTACTGATATTTCATCATGCTGGTCTCTATAAGAAAGCATTTTAATTTTATCATCATACTTCCACTTCGGCACAAAATTACCTTGCTGTACTGTATTTGCACGCTTAATAAACTCGTTTTTGATAATATACTTCATCATATACTCTAATCTATCAATTTCTATTGGTATTAGTTCACAAGTACGAGTAGTAAATTTTCTATATTTACCTGTTTTTACTTGATAACCATCAACCCACTTGTACTCTGGATAGTACTCATCTTTTGGTATTCTTTTATTACATTGCCAATTGCTGTGACAGTCTACACCTTGATTACGTACATAGCCACTTTTAAACGAAGCATACTCTAAGTACTTGCTCGGATTGTCTGATAGTATTGGTAATCGCCATACTATTGTACCATTTTTTACTTGTTTAGTTGTGCTAACATCTTGAATACCAAGTAGTTGCATCTGCTCATACACCTTTTCATAGCGAGTGTCGCCTTTATATATTGTTTTCATATTACTTAATTTTAATCTAATCCATCTCTGTTGCCAGTTAATATACCTGCTTTTCTATCAAGTGCCATCATTTCCATTACTGCTTTTGCATGAGTTTGATTTGCTTTATACCTTTTTTCTGCTTCAGCGAACCAGTTCTCGGCATAGTTCATCGCCATTGATACACTTTGTTCGTACACACAACAGTAGTTGTTGTACATATCAAGCATCTCTACTTTGTACCAACCATTGTTAGTATCTCTTGTTATTGTTAGTTTTAGTTTATTCTGCGACATAAGTGAAGCCTTTATAGTTAAACCATTCAGTTATATAAGAGTTACCATCTTCATCTACTTGACCGAAGCGAGTGTCGGAGAGTTGACAAATAGTGTAAGGTTTATATAGTATATTATTTAGTTGTATGTAATTGTTTTTTAGAAATTTAATTTTATTCATAATGTAATTTTATTATATTATCTAACTTTATTTGTATTTAGTTTGTATTAGTCTCTGTCCCACTCTTGATTAGCGTACATATCACTACCTAACTCTTGCTCAGTTACACCATAACTCGGACATAGTGAGTGTGTGCTACCACAAGAACTTAGCAACATAATAATTGCAATTATTGTTATTACTATTTCTGCTGCATTTGCTTTTACTTTTGTCATATTATTTACCATTTATTAATCATTTTTACTTTCTTCTTACCATCGCAACCTGTGTAGTATCTACTACTACCACAACTTGACATTAACAGTGCTAGTACGAATATTACTAGACACAACTCTATTGAGTAGTTTTTATTATTATTTTTCATGTTAATATTATCTTACTATTATCGTATTTTATTTGTAGTAGCGTGAGAATCGAACTCACTTGCACACCACTTAGAAGTCTGTGAACTACTTGTACTTGTTCGCATTATTTATAAGACACTAAACAAGTGGAACTATGTCTTGACCCACCACTCGCTAATCGGCACTTCACGAGTGGTTATTTAGAGTCTGAGTTATTATACTAACTCTATATTTCTACATACTAGTGGAATATTATTAGTAGCAGTGTATGATTTGTACTTAGTCCAACATGGTAATGTTTCTAGTTTTGCTTTCATTATTTCGAAAACTTTGTCGTGATTATAAGTTATTGTATCACCTTTTTTGTTAGTAAATTCTATTACTTGATTTTTTCCGATTAAAGATTTTCTTACAACAAATCTTTTTGATTTTAATATTTGCATTTTATTTAATTTAGTTTAACATTTGTTTTACATTTATATTATCTACAACACATCGTAATTAGTTTGTAAAAGTAGTATTATTATTTGCTACTTAATTTTACTTGTTATATGTTGCGCGACTTTTCTCATTGTGTAATTTATATTTATTTTATTTACATTAATATTATCTAAAACGTAATGTAATTTGTTTGTATGTAAAAAAAAATATGTATATGTCATTATGTCATATTATATGACAAAAATTGTAAATATAAAACGTAAAAAAAATTGCACGTATATGCACGTAAAAGCGGGCGGTGGGCCAAAAAAAACGCGTTTTGCATGGTGGCGCCAGGTGGGGTAGGGGGGGGCAACGCTTTACTCCAATATTCATAATATTTTTTTTGTGGACAATAGGTAGTTATAGTATACTTAGTAATAGGCAAATGTCCACTTTTAAATTTACTATTTACCATGTAATTATATTGATTATGAAATCATCACCAATAAGATTAACAAAACAAAAACTTAGTCCAAAAGCGGCTGCTGCTAAAAAAAAGCGAGATATAGAGTTTGCAAAAACTCCTGCTCGTCAAGCTAAAAAGGCTCAGAACCAAAGACTAGGTCAAAGATCTGATAGTGATATACACCACAGATCAGATGGTTCGGTAACAAGAGTATCAATTAAAAATAACCGTGGTTTTTTCGGCCGCGGCACAAAAACAGAATAAACATGAAAACAGCACCGTTTAAATTAAGATCAGGTAATAAGCCAGAAGTTGCTAAAATGATGGGTGTATCACCTACAAAAAAATTATTGCCAGAAGTAGAAGTAAAAGGCGATAAAACTAAAGAAGTAAAGTCTAAAGTAAAAATAGAAACATCTAAAGAAAATAGAGATCAAGGCCTTCAAGGATTTGAAATAACATACACTGATGGTACTACAAAAAAAGTACTAGAAGGAAAAGCATAAAAAAATTAGGGAAACACCCTATACCTAAGTATTAACCAATAAAAATAAAACCAATGACATACTTATATTATAAAAGTACGGCAACGTACAATCAAAAACCAAATGAAAAAACTATAGAACAATGGACACATCTTGCAGATAAAAAGAACTGGAGGATAACTCAACTTGCTAATGGTTTTTACCAAACAGAGTGTAAACATGTAGAAGATGATACGTGGCACGATGTAACCAGACGTGAAACTATAGAAGGCGCAGAAGCTGCAATTGATGGTAGCATTGATCATTTTAAAAAGAAGATCGAGTCAGCAGCAGGACCTAAAGTAGTTAAAACGTTTGAATAATACTAAAAAATAAATTTAATTAAATGGAATATAATCACCCGAGCGAACTTATCAAAGAATTAAATTTTGGTAAAGACGCTAAATCAAAAATAATTGCAGGTGTAGATAAGTTAACACAAGCAGTAAAATCTACTCTAGGTGCATCTGGCAAGTGTGTAATATACGAAGATGCTAGAGGCAACCCGGTCATAACAAAAGACGGTGTAACCGTTGCAGAAAGCGTAGTCTTATATGACCCGGTTGAAAACCTTGGTGCTAAACTTATCAAAGAAGCTGCTAAAAATACAGTGAAAGAAGCAGGTGACGGTACTACTACAGCTACCGTCCTTGCTGAAGCACTGATAAAAGAAGTAAATAAAGAAGAATATAAAGACTTATCTATAAGGTTTATAAAAGAAGGTATAAACTCAGGTTTAGAAAAAGTATATAAACACTTAAATGAAGTAGCTATTGACGTAAAAGGTTCTATGTTAGAAGATGTTAGCACAATATCTTGCAACAATGACGCAGAACTTGGCAAAATAATAGCAGAAGCTTACACAAAAGTTGGTAAAGATGGTGTAGTTTTTATGGAAAACTCAGAAACTGATAAAACATACGTTGATATTGTTGACGGTGTACAGTTTGATTGTGGCCTTACATCGCCACATTTTGTTACAGACACTGAAAAACATGAAGCTATACTTGAAGAACCACTAGTTTTAATAGTAGGTAGTGAAATACCTAACATACGCAAGATACAACCTATATTAGAACACGTTATAAAACACAAAAAAGAGCTACTTATTGTTGCAAAAGTCGATACACAGCTAAAATCAGCGCTAATGATGAATAAAGTCAAAGGCAATATTAAGGTAAATATCGTAGATTTACCAGGTTTTGGCCCAACTAAGCAAGATACAATACAAGATTTAGCGTTTTTAACAGGTGCAACTGTAATAAACGAAGAATTAGGCGATGATATGGACTTAATTACTATTGATTGCCTTGGAAAAGCTGATAAAGCTGTTACAAATGTAAATAATACAGTAATTACAACGCTAGATTTAGATATTGACTTACAAGATCGCATCGAAAACGTAAAAAAAGCTATAAAAAAGGAAAAAGATCCTTTTATGAAGAAAAAAATACAAGATCGACTAGCAATGTTGTCAGGTAAAGTAGGTATGGTACGTGTAGGTGCAGCAACTAAGGTAGAATTAAAAGAAAAGAAAGACAGAGTTGAAGATGCAATATATGCTACTAAAGCAGCTTTGAAAGAAGGTATTGTACCTGGCGGTGGTATCGCACTATTAAACGCTGCTCAACAAATAAAAGCAAAAGGTTGGGGAGAAGAGATATTGTTAGAAGCTATAAAAGCACCATATCATACTATACTAGACAACGCTGGTATATATGAATCATTAGATCCTGAAAAAGGTGAAGGTATAGATGTAAAAAGCGGTGAGAAAAAAGATATGGTAGCAGCTGGTATCATAGATCCAGTACTTGTTACTAAGTCAGCACTTAAAAACGCGGTAAGTGTTGTAACTACTATTATATCTGCTGATTGTATAATTTCAAATATGAGAGGAGATGCGAGCAGTAAATAATTATATAATAGTAGAAAAAATAAAACAAGGACCAAAGAAAGTTGGTGGACTTATACTTACAGAAGATATAGATGAGGACAATAGGTACATAAAGGCTAACGTAATATCTGTTGGTAACCTTGTAGAAGGTATTAAAGACAACGATGTTGTTTATTATGACAAACATGCTGGACACGGTGTTCAGTATAAAGAAACATTATATCACGTTATCAGGTCTGGTGATGTGGTACTAATTGATACCTAAACCAAAATCCTAAAACCTTAAACTTAAAAAACAAAAACAAATTATTAATTAAAAAAAAACAAAACAAATGAACACAAATTTTTTGTATTTTTCAAAAGCTGGTACTAATGGCCAGATCGATGCAGCTCATGATGTTTACTGTGTACCTGCTTCTAATCTTAAAGGTATGACTAACACTGGTACTACAAGAACTGAACTAACTTTAATGTTTGAGCCTATCGAAGGTCAAATTGAATTAGCTAGTGATCTAGCAGCTACTGTTGCTGACAAAGTTGTTTTAACTGTAGCTCAAGATACTGCTGACGATGTAGCAAAAGCTTTAATAGCAGCGATCAATGCTGGCCCTCACGCTAATGGTGGTGCTATTGTTATTGCTGACCTTGTTAATCAAAAGTTCTTTAATAGCAACATTACTGATGTAGCTATAACAGTTCAAGTAGCAGCAACAGCTTAATCTTAATTGAGATTAACCGCGCAAGATCTGCGTGAAATGAATATCCTTAAGTATTACAGGCTCACACGTAAGTGGGCTTGTAAGACTTACGGGATATTAGACGCAGACTTAGAACTTTTATTTTATTTAGATTGTGAAGGAAGATTCACACGAAAAGATTTTATGGACGGAGTATATACATATTCTTGGGATAAAGCAAGATGGGATAGGCTTAGACAAGATGGTTGGATAGACGTATGGAGACATAGAAATCGCACAACTATAAAGTATAGTGTGTACAAAACATCGTATAGATGTAAACAATTAATAAATAGAATATATCGTATATTGTTAGGCGAAGAAGACATGCCTACATCAGATAGAAGTGTATTCTATAATAATAAGTCATATACAGATAAAGTTTATAATAAAGCTATAGATGATATGATAAAAGATAAAAATAGATAATGCCTGGATCAGAAAGACAAAATAACATGTTTGAAGCCTCACCTGTAAAAGCTTATGTGCAGGAAGGACACCCTCATAGTGTAACTAGTTGTGGGCGTAGAAGAAACGATGGTTCACCTATATTTAAAAAAAGTAACGAACCTAGAAGAACTACAAAAGGTAAAGGTCGTAATTTTCGTACAGTAAAAGAAGGTGCTGGTATGACAGCTAAAGGTGTTAGAGAATATAGACGTAAAAATCCTGGTAGTAAATTAAAAACAGCTGTAACAGGTAAAGTAAAGCCTGGTAGTAAAGCTGCTAAACGTAGAAAATCGTTTTGTGCAAGATCAAAAAGTTGGAAAAGCGAAAGAGGTTTAGCTGCTAGAAGAAGGTGGAAATGTTAAAATAAAAACAATGAGTAAAGCAAAATTAAAAAGTATATCTGGCAAGCTAAAGAAAGCTAGTAAAGCTCACGCTAATCAATCACAACAATTAGATAAAGTAATATCAACTATGAAAATAAAAAAATCACCTGCGTTAATAAAGCTAAGTGCTAGTTGCAAAGCTGCTGCTAGAAGAAAATTTAAAGTATATCCATCTGCGTATGCAAATATGTGGGCTGCTAGAACGCAGAGAAAAGGTAAGTGTTAATGTATAATCAAGGCAGTAATCCATTTAAAAAAAAGATGGGTGACTTTAAACACTCTGATGCGCCAGATGCAAAAGGTAAGTTTAAAAGTCTATCACCATCTGCGCTTGCTAGTTGGCTTATAAAAACACGTAAAGGTAAACTAAATAGAATAATAGGTAGTTTAAATCAACAAGTTGTTTTTAATAGAGGTAAAAACCCTAGTTATGCGCGTAAAATGAAAACAACTATGAATATAGTTAGAAAACGTTTAGGTAAAAAGAAAGATGAGTAAAGCTTATAGAGGTGTATTAAAAGCTAGAATAAACAAGATATACGGTGGTGATGTAACTATTAACAAGTGTAGACGTTTAAAAGCTAGAAAAGAAGCTACAGCTAGAGATAAACAGCTTTGTAACTGGTTTATTAACATGCAAACTAATAGACCATCACCTGCTAAACGTAAAGATCCAGTTGTAGGTACTGGCAAAAAACCAAAAGGTAGTGATAGGCGTTTGTATACTGATGAAAATCCTAAAGATACTGTAAGAATAAAATTTGCAACACCAGCTGATGCAAGAGCAACAGTAAGAAAAGTAAAAAATATAAACAAGCCATTTGCACGTAAAATACAAATATTAACAGTAGGTGAGCAGAGAGCTAAAGTTATGGGTAAAACAGAAGTTGCTAGTATATTTAAACGTGGTAAAGAAACAATAAGAAAATCAAGAAAAAATGTTTAAAGACTTTGACACTAAGCCGTTTAAAAAAATGAAGCCACCTGTTGATAGTGGTTACACTACTCGTACAGAAATAAACGAGCTTAAAAAAATACCTTTAAATAAAAAGTTTGTAAAAGATAACGACAACATAGAGTCTGCGTTTGCTAAAACAGCAAAAGATAACAAAATAGAAGATTACGATAAAAAAGTTGCAGCAAAGTTAATTAAGGAGTCTGCACCTGTAATCTTAGAATTAAAGAAACATTTCGATAGGCCAAGACCTAAAGAATTAGACAAGAACTTACCTAACTTTGAAATGAACTCAATGAAGACTGCTTCATACCCATCTGGTCACTCAGTTCAAGGTATATTAATAGCAAAAGTGTTAGGTGATAAATATCCAAAGGCTAGAAAAGCTTTTGAAAAAACTGGAGAGAATATATCTTATAGTAGGAGAGTAGCTCGCGCCCACTTTAAGTCTGACAGTAAAATGGGCGAGAAACTAGGTAACTCAATGTACAAACATATTAAAAACAAAATTTAACAAATGAAAAAAGCAATGAAAATGAAAAAAGAGCCGGCTGCTAAAATGAAAAAAGCAATGAAAATGAAGTCGCCAGCTAAAAATAAAGTAGATATATCTAAAGTAAAACCAGGGCAACAAAAGCTTATTAAAGGTATAGTAAAAAATGCTACTGCAATGAAAGCTGGAGCTATGAAGCTTAAAAAAGAATCAGCTATGAAAATGAAAAAAGCTGGCATGATGATGAAAAAATCTGCAGCTATGATGAAAAAGGCTATGAAAATGAAGAAGCCTATGAAAATGGGTCATAAGAAATAGTAATGTACGTACAGAAAGGTAACCCTGTAAAAAAAGTTAAACGTGTTAAAGCTAAAGGTGGTGGTACTAAAAAAGTATGCCTGCCTTTGGCTAAAATACGTAGTATGAGCAAAGCTGAAAGGCAAAGAGTCATACGAGCTAAAAGGGCTGCCGGTGCAAAAGGTAAATACAAAAGATCAAGTAAAAGTAATGTAACTGGCACTAGCAGTGGTGGTAGTTTAAAAACTTGGGTTAAACAAGACTGGAGACAGGTTGGTAATCCAAGTAAAAAATGTGGAGAAAAATAATGGGTTTTAAATTAGGTGGTGGAAGAAAAGCTATTGCTCGCGCAGGAGTTTTAAATAAAAAGTTAAGCTTTAAGTCAGACGAAGGTTCTGTACCAGGTCATGAAGTTATAAGAAAACCTTTAGGAGCTGATATACTAGGTGAAGCTAATATGGACGGTACTATATTTGTAAGCGATAAAGTTGTACCTGGAAGCCCAGAAGATAAACAAATACTACTACATGAGATGAGACACTCTGTTGATATGTTAACAGGTAAGCTTTCTTATGGTGATGACTTTGTACAGTTTAATGGCGTAACATATCCAAGAGAAACTAGAAACGGTAAAGACATGATTAAAGTTGATGGGCAGTGGAAAGAGGCTGGTGATGATTTTCCTTGGGAAAGAGAAGCAAATAGATTATGAGTTTAGTAAAAGTTATAGATGGTGTTCCTACATATAGTACTATACAAGAAGCTTTAGCTTACGGTGCTATATATGATATATCCGGTTATCATGTGCATATCGTAAATGGTCAAACTACTTATATGGCAGGAACTTCACATGATGAAATAACTTCACTTTTTAGATTAAGTACTGAACCAATACAAATACCAGATCTACCAACAGGAAACGTTAGTGCTACACCAAGTGGTGGTAGTGTAAGTAGCGGTGGCGGCGGTGGAGGTGGATATTAAAAAATAAATTATGAGTGTATTAGGAAAAATATTTTCAGCAGGAGCTGGTGAGTTAGTAAAAAACGTAGGTGGTGTGTTAGATAATTTAACTACTACTAAAGAAGAAAAACTAGCTGCAGAAGCTAAAATAAAAGATTTAATTATGGGTTACGAAGCTGAGATGCAAAAACAAGTAACCGAAAGATGGAAGTTAGACATGAACTCAGACTCATGGCTAAGCAAAAATATAAGACCGCTAGTGTTAATATTTTTAGTAATATGTACAATGTTACTTATATTTATAGATGCTGGCTTTATAAAATTTAGTGTAAAAGACTCATACGTAGATCTTTTACAATTAGTATTAATAACTGTGATCGGTGCTTACTTCGGTGGTAGATCACTAGAAAAAGTAAAAAAATAAAAAAATGGCATATAATGGATTTTTCAATATAGAAGTAACACCAACACTATCAGGTGTAAACGCACGTACAGCTTTTGGCAACGGAGATTTAGTATCAGACTGGATATTAAAAACTGTACCTACAAAAAAAGCTTTTAGAGTAATAGGTGTAACTGTTGTAGAAAGAGGTACTAACGGATCACAACAAGTAAGCAATTATGAACTTATATTTGCAAGTCCTGACGCTGATGGAACTGTACCTAATAGTTTAGGTACTGTAAACGCAACAGTAAACGGTACTAGTTTTTACAGACACTTAGTTGGCAGTTATAAAGCTGAGCAATCTGCTAGCCAGCTAGATAACTTAAACGTACATACACAAACTAATCAAGATGGTAATAATGTAGACTTTTTAGTTGTTGAACCTTCAAGAGTAGTAAACTCAGATGGTAGTGTTAGTTTTGAAGGACACGGTGTTAACGGTAAAATATGTATAGGTGTTGCTTCAGCATCTGGCGCTCCAGATTTTGGTACTGCTGTAGCATTAGATCAAGGAGAAGGTCAAGCTGCAACAACAACAGAAACAACACTAACAACAAGCGGTACTGATCCTAGAAAAGCTTTTGCAATTGGAGATGTTGTTAAAGCTGGAGACGACGCTGAAATAGGTACTATTACTGCTTTACCAGGCGCAACCTCTTTAACTGTTGATGCGGTTGGTGCAGCTTTAGCAAACTCTGACGAAATAGTTAATGTTAGCCCATTAACTTTTATTATTCATTGCGAATATTAACAAATAAATAAATTAACTTAAATTAAATAAAATGGCAAAAAGAAAAACTCCTAAGGCGCAAGACCTTAGACCACAAACTATAACTCAAGAAGAGTTAAAAAACTTGCAAACTATAGTTAACGCTATAAATAGAGTACAACTAGAAATAGGTAACTTAGAAACTAAAAAACACGCTATGTGTCATCAAGTTATAAACTTTCAAGCACAAATTGCTACTTTGCAAAAAAGTTTTCAAGAAACCTATGGTAGTATAGACATTAATATTAACGATGGTAGCATAACATACACAGACGATGAGCAAGCTGATAAGAAAGATTAGTATTGGTAAAGATTATAAAACTGATGCTATGCACTATGCTGTAGGTCAAGAAGTTTATGGTGGTCATACTATTTGTGATATAATAGAAGAAGACGAAAAGTTTTCAATATATATTAGAAAAAACAAAGATGTATTACCATGGAAAGACTTTAACAAAAACATGGCGGTGTCTGTAGAGTATAATTTAGAGTATTAATGAAAAGCGTTTACAACTTCGTTGTAAAGCCAATAGGACAAAGATACAATAACGTAAAGAAGGTTGGAGATAAAGAGTTAATTGTTAACACTGAAATCTTCAACCATCAGTACGTTAATAGAAAAGCAAAAGTATTATCAACACCTATAATTGGCGATACAGAAATAGAAGTAAATGACAATGTTATACTACATCATAATGTTTTTAGAAGATGGCATAACCAACACGGTATAGAAAAAAATAGTAAAAGCTATTTTGATGAAAATACTTATATTGTGCACCCTGATCAAATATTTTTATACAAAAGGTTTTGGGAGTGGCACACAACTAAAGGTTTTTGTTGGGTACAACCTATAAAAAACAAAGACAAATATAGTATTAGCAAAGAACAAGAAAACGTAGGTATAATAAAATATTCTGACGGTACTTTTAACGTTGGTGATCTTGTAGGTTTTACGCCAATATCTACGTATGAGTTTATCATAGAAGGTGAAAAGCTTTATAGAGTGTATACTAAATTTATTACAATTAAATATGAATATCAAGGAAACGAAGAAGCTTATAATCCAAGCTGGGCACAAAGCAGTTGAAGAACTGATTAACGTTGCTAAAGAAAAAATTATTACAAATACTGAAGATGATGTTTCTGCTGATAGATTAAAAAACGCTGCAGCTACTAAAAAACTAGCAATATTTGATGCGTTTGAAATATTAAATAGAATACAAGAAGAAGAAACTTTGCTTGAAGGTAAAGCGGTTGAAAACAAAGCAAAAGTTTTTAAAGGCTTTGCAGAAGGAAGATCAAGATAATGTACAAACAAGAGTTATTTAAAATAGTTGAGCCTGTTAAAATTAATACTATTAAAAGGCTTAATAAAAGTAAAAAATGGGAATATGGATATAATAAAGAAAACAATATCGTTGTCATATCAAAAACTGGTAGAATTGGTCAGATCATTGAAATCCAAGGGTTGCAAATTGCTCTGCCGATGGAACCAGTGCGAGTGCACACCAATGAAATAAAAAAGTGGCAAAGGTTTGAATATCCTAAAGAACTAGCAAGACTTAAAACAATATTTGATTGGCGTAGTTATCCTGAAGAGTCAAAAGAAAAATGGTACGACTATATAGACGAAGAGTTTAAACGTAGAGATGAAGGATTTTGGTTTAACAATAACGGTAAGTCAACATATATAACAGGTACACATTACATGTACTTGCAATGGAGTAAAATAGATGTAGGTGCACCTGATTTTAGAGAAGCAAATAGACTATTCTATATATTCTGGGAAGCTTGTAAAGCCGACAAAAGATGTTACGGGATGTGCTACCTTAAAAATCGTAGGTCTGGATTTTCTTTCATGTCTTCAGCAGAAACAGTTAACCAAGCTACATTAGCAAGTGATAGTAGATTTGGTATATTATCTAAAACAGGTGCAGATGCTAAAAAAATGTTTACAGACAAAGTTGTACCAATATCGGTCAACTATCCGTTTTTCTTTAAACCGATACAAGATGGTATGGATAGACCTAAGTCTGAACTTGCTTACCGTGTTCCTGCGAGTAAGTTTACTCGTAAAAAAATTATTGCGAACGAACAGCAGGAAGACTTGGTTGGACTTGATACTACTATTGATTGGAAAAATACAGGTGATAACAGTTATGACGGAGAAAAACTTGCACTGTTAGTACACGATGAAAGTGGTAAATGGGAAAGGCCTGACAACATATTAAATAACTGGCGAGTTACAAAAACGTGTTTAAGATTAGGTAGTAGAATAGTTGGTAAATGTATGATGGGTTCAACCTCTAACGCCCTTGATAAAGGTGGAGATAACTTTAAAAAACTATACAATGATTCAGATGTATCAAGACGAAATCGTAATGGACAAACAAAGTCTGGCCTTTATTCTCTCTTTATCCCAATGGAGTGGAACTACGAAGGATTTATTGATGAACACGGAAATCCAGTCTTTGATAATCCAGATAATGATGTATACGGACCAGACGGAGAATTAATAGATATAGGCGTAATAGATAATTGGCAAAATGAAGCTGATGGTTTAAAACAAGATCAAGACGCATTAAACGAGTTTTATCGACAGTTTCCAAGAACTACAGAACACGCGTTTAGAGATGAAACAAAAAATAGTATATTTAACTTAATAAAAATATACGAGCAAATAGATTACAACGAAGAAATGTATAGATCACTCGGCGTTTCAACAGGTAATTTTCAATGGATTAATGGTGTAAAAGATACAAACGTTATATTTTATCCAGATCCACAAGGTAGATTTAAAGTAAGTTGGGTGCCACCTAACAATTTGCAAAACAGAATAATAATAAAAAATGGAATCAAATATCCTGGCAACGATCATATGGGCGCTTTTGGCTGCGACAGCTACGATATTAGCGGTACTGTAGACGGTAAAGGCTCAAAAGGAGCTTTACATGGTTTAACTAAATTTAGCATGGAAGACGCTCCAGCTAATCAGTTTTTTTTAGAATACATTGCTAGACCACAAACTGCTGAAGTATTTTTTGAAGATGTTTTAATGGCATTAGTATTTTATGGCATGCCTTTACTTGCAGAAAATAATAAACCAAGATTATTGTATTATTTAAGACGTAGAGGTTATAGAGGTTATAGCATGAACAGACCGGATAAAATATGGAATAAATTATCTACAGCTGAAAAAGAAATAGGTGGTATACCAAACTCGAGTGAAGATATTAAACAAGCACATGCTGCGGCTATTGAAATGTATATACAAAACCATGTTGGTATGAATAATGAAGGTCAGTTTGGTAGCTGTTATTTTAACGAATTGTTAAACGACTGGGCAAAGTTTGATATAAACAAAAGAACAAAGCATGATGCGTCTATAAGTTCTGGTTTAGCTATAATGGCTTGCAATAGACACTTGTATAGACCTAATGCAAAGGTAGAAAAACCTAAACTAAATATAAGTATTGCTAAGTATGAAAATAGAGGCAGTACATCTAAATTAATTAAAAAATAAGTATGGCAGAGTCTGTTATAAAAAATTATTTTCCTAGCCAAGTCGTAAGTGACTTGGAAAAAATGAGTTATGATTACGGTTTAAAAGTAGGTAAAGCTATTCAGCAAGAATGGTTTTATACTGATAGCGGTACTAATAGATACCGTACTAACTTTAATAACTTTCATAATCTTAGATTATACGCAAGAGGTGAGCAATCAATACAAAAATATAAAGATGAATTATCTATAAATGGTGATTTGTCTTATTTAAATTTAGACTGGAAACCAGTTCCTATTATACCTAAGTTTGTTGATATAGTAGTAAATGGTATAGCTGAAAGAACTTATGATGTAAAAGCTTTTTCACAAGACCCGTATGGTGTTACTAAACGTACAGAATATATGGAGTCTATATTAAGAGATATGCAAACAAAAGAGTTTAATGATATTGCTGCTACAGAGTTTAATATTGACTTGTATGAAAACAATAAAGACGAGTTGCCTGATACTCAAGAAGAGCTAGAGTTACACATGCAGCTTAGTTACAAACAAAATGTTGAAATAGCAGAAGAGCAAGCTATTAACGTTTTAATGGAAGGTAATAGGTATGAGTTAATTAAAAAACAATTTTATTACGATCTTACAGTTTTAGGTATTGGTGCTGTTAAAACTAACTTTAATACTTCACAAGGTGTTACAATAGAATATGTAGATCCTGCAAACTTAGTTTATTCATATTCTGACTCACCGTATTTTGACGATATATATTACGTAGGTGAAGTTAAAAATATACCTATAAATGAACTTGTAAAACAATTTCCTTTTTTAACAGAGTCAGATTTAGAAGAAATAGTAAAAACAAAAGGTTATAGACCTGCAAACTTTTATGGCAGTCCTGCTAATAGAGGTAGAGAAGATAATAACACTATTCAAGTTTTATATTTTAATTATAAAACTTATATGAACGAAACTTACAAGTTAAAAGAAACTGGTAGTGGTGCTGATAAAGTTTTAGAAAAAGACGATACTTTTGATCCACCAGAAACAGGTGATAGTAGATTTGGTAAACTTCAAAAAAGTGTTGAAGTAGTTTATGAAGGTGCTATGATATTAGGTACTGAAAGATTATTAAAGTGGGAAATGGCTAAAAACATGATGAGGCCAAAAAGTGATTATACAAAATGTAGAATGAACTACGCTATCGTAGCGCCACGTATGTACAACGGTATAATAGAAAGTTTAGTTAGACGTATTACTGGTTTTGCAGATATGATACAGCTTACGCATTTAAAGTTACAACAAGTATTATCACGTATGGTACCAGATGGTGTTTATTTAGACGCTGATGGTTTAGCTGAAATAGATTTAGGTAACGGTACAAACTATAACCCACAAGAAGCTTTAAATATGTTCTTCCAAACAGGTAGTGTTATTGGTAGATCATTTACAAGTGAAGGCGATATGAACCCTGCTAGAGTACCTATAACTGAAATAACAAGTGGTAGTGGTGGTAACAAAATGCAACAACTAATTGGAACATATAATTACTATATGCAAATGATTAGAGACACTACAGGTTTAAATGAAGCTAGAGACGGTAGTTTACCAGATAAAAACGCTTTAGTTGGTGTACAGAAATTAGCCGCTGCAAATAGTAATACAGCGACAAGACACATATTGCAAGCTGGTTTATTTTTAACATCTGAAGTTGCTGAGCAGTTGTCACTAAGAATATCTGATATACTAGAATATTCACCAACAAAAGAAGCGTTTATACATGCTGTTGGTAATCACAATATGGCTACGCTAGAAGAAGTACAAAACTTACACTTATATGACTTTGGTATATTTATAGAGTTAATGCCAGATGAAGAAGAAAGACAACAGCTTGAAAACAATATACAAATGGCTTTACAGCAAAAGACTATAGAGCTAGAAGATGCTATTGATTTAAGAGAGATTAAAAATATAAAAATGGCTAATTCTTTATTAAAGATACGTAGAAAAAAGAAAATAGCTAGAGATCAGCAGTTACAACAACAAAATATTCAAGCACAATCAAACGCTAATCAACAGTCTGCTCAAGCTGCTTCACAAGCCAAAGTACAAGAAGAGCAAGCTAAAATACAAGCTGCTATAGCATTAGAACAAACTAAACAACAATTGCAAACTCAAACTATGCAACAAGAGCATGCATATAAAAAAGAGTTAATGCAAATGGAATATCAATTAAACTCTGAGTTAAAGAGATTAGATTTAGAAACTCAAAAAAATAAAGAATCACAAAAAGAAGATCGTAAAGATGAAAGAACTAGAATACAAGCTAGTCAACAAAGTGAATTAATTGAACAAAGAAAATTAGATAAACCACCTAAAAATTTTGAGTCTACAGGTGATACTGTACTAGAGGAGGTTTAAAATTATTAATTATTATTATATTATATTATGGAAGAAAAAAAGGATGTAGTTGAACAAACTACAAAAGACAACGTGACTAAAGTTGATCTTAAAAAACAAAACAAACAAGATGACAATATTGTCAAAGTAGATTTAACTAAAAAACCAGAAACAGATGCCGTTCCAGAGCAAAGCACAGATGAGGTTCCTGTACGCGACAAATCCGAAACTAGCGGAGAAGTTCAGGAAGAAAACGAAAAGGTCGTTGAAGAACTTACCGGAGAAAATAAAGAAGAAGAAAAAGTCACCGAAGAGGTTCAGTCTGAGCAACCCGTTATTGAAGAAGTAACAGAAGAACAGGTAAAAGAACAAACAGAAGAATTAGCTGAAGAAATAATAGAAGCTAAAGAAACTGGACAAGAGTTGCCAGAAAATTTACAAAAAGTTGTAGATTTTATGAACGACACTGGCGGTAGTTTAGATGATTATGTTCGTTTAAATCAAGACTACTCTAACTATGACGACATGACCATACTTAGAGAGTACTATAAACAAACTAAAAAACATCTTACAGATGATGAAATTAGTTTTTTAATAGAAGATAATTTTTCATACGATGAAGAAATAGACGAGCCAAAAGATATTAAAAAGAAAAAGATAGCGTTGAAAGAGCAAGTTGCTGACGCTAAAAGCCACTTGGACGGGCAAAAGTCCAAATACTATGAAGAAATTAAAGCTGGTTCAAAGCTTACGCCTGAACAACAAAAAGCAATTAATTTCTTTAATAGATACAACAAAGAATCGGAAGAGAGTAAAAAGATAGCAGAAAAACAAACTAATACTTTTAAATTAAAAACTCAAAATGTTTTTAACGACAAGTTCAAAGGTTTTGAATATAACGTCGGTGATAAAAGATATAGGTTTAATGTGAAAAATGCTAATGAAGTAAAAGAAACTCAAAGCGACATTAATAATTTTGTCAAAAAGTTTTTGAACGAAAATAATGAAATGTCAGATGCTAAAGGTT